CGCCAATAGTACCTGTTAAGTTTCCACTTAGTATTGTTGCTTGACTTTTGTTTTCTACATTATTAAGAGACATAGTAGTCTTTAATGTAGATGGACTTTCGTTTACTACATTTGCAAGACCTACATCACTTTTAGTAGTCTCACTATTTTTAATAGCGTCTGGAGCGTTACTTAAATCAGTATCTACTGCTCCAACTCCTGCTGGTGTAACCTGACCGGAACCAGCTCCACTTAATGTACCATCTGCATTAATACTAACCCCTGAGTTTTTTAACCCTGCGGCGGCATTAGCTACCTTTAAAATGTTACTTCCATCGAACGCCGCATCTGTTACTACTTTTGATGCAGTTCCTGCTGACGCTCCTGATTTAATATCCGCTACAGATGTACCATCTATTGTACCTGTAACTTTACCAGTAAAGTCCTCATCAGACCGCTGGATTTTTTTCCACGCTTTAGCCATAGTGTGTTTCTCCTATACTTCGACTGATACCAATAAGGACCCAAGATTACTATCATAGTAAATAGTTCCCTCGGAGTTGTCTGCTGGTGCCGATGTTCTTGGTTTCAAATGCACTGCTCCCTGATAATCTACAGAGAACACTTCTGTGCTGTTATTTAAGATTTGAAACAAGTCTCCTGATGATACAGAACCACTTGTTTGATGTTTTAAAATATTTCCAGATACTAAGTCAGGCAACACTTCTACATCAGTAGAACCATTGTCTCTGTACATTTTACCATCACTTGTATTATACCATACTAGCTTAGTATATACATCCTTGACTAGATTAGGACTTGATAAACTTCCTGCCATTATACCCTCGTGTATGTTGGTGTAGCTGGTGTAGTTACTCTAGTAATTACAGGTGCTACTGGTGTTTTAACTTTAGTAGATGCAACAAGTACAGGTTTAATAACTCTAACCGTTGCTGTTCCTTTTACAAATAAACCAAGTAATACATTGCTAAATGTATAGGCTATAGTATCAAAAGCTATATTTATATCATTAAATTTTACTGTACTCATTTAAAAATCCATTGGTTTCATTGATAACCTAGAACCATCTCTTCCTCTAAAAGCATATGCCTTTGCTTTTCTAACACCCGTTTCATACTTTGCCATATAATGTTGTGATAAAGGTATAGTTTCAACCTTTCTTTCATATCCATTTGCTATTACACGATTTACCAAGGCTTCGTGAAATTGTTCTGGTATTTCTGTTTCTTGTTTTAAGTATTGAGATTCTTGCATAGTTGGTGTTGAATCTGTACCAGCTAACTCTGCACCAAGATATTGTCCATCTACATTAGATGTTGCAAATGTTTTAAAACCATCTCTTTCAGGGCTTTCACCCGGAACTAAAAACTTATCTGGTCTTTGTATATAAAGTAAGTTTATAGCTTTAACTTCTTGAGTAGATGAAAATTTATCTGTACTAGCGTCATAATACGCAATTAGAACAGAGTCTCTTTCTGTCCACCAAAGATATTGACTTATATTAACATTTTGTCTTTCCATTATAAATCCAAGTCTCTTACTTTAGGTCTACCTATTAACTTTTTAATTGATTTATCATCGTAATCTACACCCTTTACTTTAATAATATGTTTTTTTAAAGGATATACTCTTTGCCCCGCTACCGTATTAAATCTATCTATTGACTCTATTACTTCAGCTCTAAACCCCATATCGTTTACAGCATCGTTTATATATCTTATTATTTCAACTTGCCCCATACTTGGATGATGTTGCTGTACTCTTTCTATCATTTCTTTTAGTTTCATATAGCTTTACTCTCTTCAGGGTTGTCTTTTATACCAGCAGTTCCAATGTTAATTTGTATAAACTCTTGTTTTTTTGCACCAATAAGTTGTAATTGACCCTGTGTCCATTGATAATCTACTGTAATTTTTTGAATAATTTTATCATATAAAGCCATTTTCTTTTGTAAGTTGGCTTGAAATTCAGATAACGCTTGTTGTTTTTGAGTAGACTGAGCACCTAGCTCTGCATTAAACTCTCCTAAAATAGCATTAGCTCTTTGTAATTCTTGAGAGGCAGTCTGTAATGTTACCCCTACCATATCTTCATCTTCATCAGCTAACCAATACTGAGCACTTTCATTCTCTGTATCACCACCCATTGTAGTGCCATCTACTAAATTCTTAGCTTTGTCTATTGCATCCTGAAAATCAGAAGATGGAAAAGTATAGCTAATACTTGCAGACACATCTGCTATTTGGTCAAACAAAGTAGTATCTGCATCTAAATCTGTTGGTAACTTTGCTCTAAAATCTCCAAGTCTTTCTACTAGTATTAATTCTGCTGAATGAAGTATAACTAGCTCATTAAAGTTTATTGGAAACTGAGTAATTGTTTCTTGTGCATCATTAATAGTTCTTCCAGTAAAATCAGGGACTGTTGTTACTTTAAAACCTTTTTTAGCTTGTTTAATAGCTAACGGTGCTATAAATAAACTATTTTCATTGCTTATCCAATAAACAGGATTGTCAGGCAATGCGTAATAAATACTATTTATATCAAAAGCATCTCTTGCCTGTGAGTCTGGAACTGGCTGACAGTGCCTATAAGTTTCTTCGCCGTCTGCTCTTTCAACTTTTAATAAATGTATTGCTTTTAAACCTGAATAATAATCAAAACCATCATCAGTACTATCATTAGTAATAATACTTACATTAGCAAAAGCAGGTAATAATCCCGGATTTGCTTGAGCTACAATAGATACTGTATAATTAACAGCTCTATTTAACGCATCTAATATATTTTCTGAAGATGTGCTGTTTGTATAATTTTGTACTTTACTTGTAAATGACATATTATCCTTTTAATAGGGGGTCCGAAGACCCCCCATTTTAACTTACCTACGCTTAACTTCCAAAGGTCATTAGAGCGTGAGTCTCAGGAAGAGATATCTCAAGACCAGCTTCGGTCATTACGATGTCTTTCCTTCCATCCATATTGTTGTCCTGCACATTAGTGATAATGTGTGTATCCCTTGAGATACCATTACCAGCCAATGGACGATACTTTACATTAGCCATATCAATAGCTATTGCAATGTTATCGTCTTGCCCTCTGAACAACGGCTCAGCAACAAAGTGTAAATTACCAAAAATAGTATTTACTTTTGTTACCTGATGTCCGAAAGCTCCCTGAATGTTCTGTACATCTAACTTATAAGAGCTAGTTGTCATAGTATTCTTTAGGAACCCATCTCCACCTAGTTTTTGTAACCAAGCTAAGATTGTACGAGAACAAAGAACTAACTTGTCTCCACTGTTTCCAGTCTCTGGAGCAAAGAAGTCCTTCATTGAGTCAATGAATGTGTCATAAGTACTATTAGCATAAGAGAAAGCGTAATTCTTTCCATTAGCTAAAGTATAAGGCACAATCCCGTGTGAGTAGCGAATAGGACCATTAGGTGATGCTGATTCATCAGCAGAACCAACACCAAACAACATAGCGTGTTCAATGTCCATCTTATGTTCCATTAGCTTTCCAGACCATACTCTACGATATTCATCTGGACGACCTCTGTAACGAGTAGCAAGAGCTGTACCAGAGAACAACTGAATACCTGTCTTAAAAATCTGACAGTATCCTTCTCTAGTGTACAGTTCATCTTTCCATCCGTCTGGGTCAACTGTTGCTTCGCCATATGCACTACCGATAATCTGACCTTTTACACCAGCGGCTAAAGTACCAGAATCTTCTAGTGCTGTTAACTTAACTGATGAATAGGTAGCTACAGAACTTGCATTGTAAGCTACATTCAATCCAGTACCTACGTTCTCGATTGATTTGATTTTCCACGCTTTACCACCAATTCTAAGAACTTGGTTTACCACAAAAAATTGTGGTGCGGCATTTGCGGCTTCTACTCCGAACTTGTCATATTTACAAACTAACTTAAGCTCAGCAGAATCGTTACCTTTAGTAACCTGCGAACTTATAGCAGTCTTTAGTTCAAAATCTCTACGTTGCCATTGATGACGCTGTTCAAGGAACTTGAATACTGGGTCATCAGTAGCTTCTTTAGCCATTTTGCTTAAATATACAAAGAACGGAGACTGTTGTGGTGCTAACTCAGCGACTCTTTCGCCAAAGTTATAAATCCGGCGGTTATCATCAATAGATACGCCACCCGGAGCTACACCTGTCTTATGACTAAATACATTTGCCATAGTCTAGTTTCTCCTTTTATGAACCCCAAGGGTTCTGTTTTTTGTAAGTGCTAATCATAGAATCCATCATATTATCTTCCGTACTACCCTGAGTGTTTCCCGATGAAGGTAGAACTCCCATACTAGCTGGAACTTGCTGAGCTCTCTGCATTTGCTGAAATGATTCATTTGGAGCAGTTTCAGTAAGAGGTGCTTGTTGAGGTGCAGTCTGATTACCAGACTCCATCCTATACAATTTAAACAAGTTATCTATAGTAACCGATTCAGGCTTATCCATAATCTCTACGAATTGTGCTATCTCTTGGTCACTAGCTTGATAATTTGTCCTCAAGTGATTCTGTATTCCTACCATTTGTTGCTGTCTGTTTTGAGTTTCAGCTTGTTGCCTTAGTATTTCGTTTCTCTCTTCTACGATTTTCTGCTTCTCCTCTTCTACCAATGCTAGATTATACTCAGATTGTAATCTGTTATAATCATCCATCTCATCTCGCCATTCTTCTACTTCATCGAGGTACTTTGCAGACTCAGAACTAGTATCCTCTACCGCTTCAGCCCTATTAAAGCCTCTAGGCTTTGAGGGTTTCATTGGTGGAGGAGGAAACTGTCTGTCTTCTTCTACTTCGTTTTCTACTGTTGGCTGAGGTGCTTGGGCTTGTTGTTCCAATGCTTGTAGGCGTTGTGCCATCTGTGCATTTTCATTACGAGCTTTATCAGCCTCACTTTGCCAATATTGATAACGTTTTTCATCGTTATCTTGGGCTTCTTGTTGTGCTACCTTTTCTTCAGTTTGTGCAGGTGCATCAGGGATTATTTCATTCGTAGCGAATGGGTCCTCCGATGGTTGCTCTTCCTCAAGACCGTTAGCTCTAAAAAAACCCTCAAGAGGATTTGTTACATCCTCATTCACTGGTTCTGATGCAGTAGTGCCCTTTACTTCTAAGTCAGGGGTAACTTCCGATTCTATCATACTCAGTTCCTTTACTTTGCTCCAGCCGATTTCTTGGAATCGGGTGTGGATTGTTGTGTTTGGCTTTGCTTGTTCATTTCACGAACACCAGCTTTTGCCTGTCCAAGAACGTCATCCATACGCTTCTCTAGTATCTTTCCAGATGCTTTATTCTGGGTTGAGATATTGTCGAGTTTGCCTTTGAATTTTTCTAATTCAGCCGCCTGTTTCAAGTGATAGTTTTCACGCTCTCTTGTCTGTAGGTCGCCTTTTAATTCTTTAATCTTTTCTTCCATTGATTTAACAGATTGTTGTAATTGTCCAACTTGGTCTGTTCTTTCTAATACACCCTCTTTGTCAAATACTTCTGTTTTCTTAAGAACTTCAGTCTTGTCAATAATTCCATTCTTGTAAGCATCCATATACATTTCAAGTTGTGCATATCTATTTGTTGGTAAGGTAGAACCAGTTACGACGACTACATCAAAAGCTCCTCTTGATATATCGTTTAAAACGCTTACTTCTCCACTCTTATCATCATAAATCTTTTTATTAATAGCTATCTCTGACATACTATTGTTAGGCTGTACTAATCTAACAACCTTCTCTGCTCTATATAATTGTTGCATTATAGGTATTGCAACCTTAGCAACCCTTGCTAAAGAAACCTCTATATCTTGTAATTTAGATTTAATTTTTCTTTGACCAAACTCATCTAAACTAACAGTAGCTTTATATGTCTGAGGAGCGGCTTCTGCATTACCCTGCATTAACTCATATAATCCAAGCTGGTGGTCTATATCTGTTTTTGCAACTTGTTCATTCTGATAAAGAGTTCCGGGTAATGGAGTAGGTTGTATTGGTTGAGGTGCTCCTTGGTCCATATCTACTTCTATAGCTACTCCCGGCTGAGCCCATCTTTGTTCAAAGTCCTGCATATCTACAGAACCACTAGGTATTAAAATCTTTGTATTTGTACTTGTTGTTGCGTGAGCAATGATAAGAGAGCGTGTTTTATTAATATACTCTTGTAAATCTTTAACCATACGAACATCGCTTACTGGGTAGGGTGTTCTGTTATGAATGTTCATAAATAGAACGATGGGATAATGCTCAACTGGCAAGATTCTTGAATATAAATACTTGTCACCCATTATAACGCACATCTTTATGCGTTGAACAGGAACAGACACGCTCTCTATTAATTTTTGTTGTACTAATTCAGCATATGAGATTGATTCTACCTTAGGAATTTCAGGTCCATCTACGCCTTCCATCTCAGCTTGTTTAGTTTGTTGTTCAAACTGCATAGTAAGTTGTTCAACAATCTTAGCCGCTTTATTCTCATCAAGTACAATTTGACCATTTATACGTACAGCATTTCTTTCTAAATACTCTGCATATCCTTCATTATCAAACACTTCTTCGGTTTTGTTAATGTTATTCTTTATATGATAACGCTTAACCCATACTTTCTCATATCTTTCATAACCTCTTATATATTCGTTGTTATGTCCGAAACCAACGTGAGTTTGAGTATTACTATCTTCTGGAAATGATATTCCTTTATCATCTACTCTATCTGTAACTGGTCTATCTGTATATAAGTCTGATGTAGCGTTTTTAATTGCTTCTTCATATACAGGGTACATACTAGTAGCTTGTTCTTTTGTAAACAATCTACTTATAATAATATTTTCTGCATCATCACCCATTCTGTGACGAGAGTTAGGGTCAATATAAACATCAAGAGGGTCTACATCGTGAACACAAACTTCTCCTCTACCATAATCTTTCAAGGGGTCAATATAGACGCACATAGCTCCCATACCCATTGTATAATAGTCGTCTATCACATTGCGGAGTGCTTGAGTCCCGTCAGATACGTACCACATATATTCTAGTAAACCATTGAAGACTTGTGCTACTTTATTGTCGGAATCTTCTCTCGGTGATACTCTGAATTGTGGTTTGCCTGAAGTGAGTAGTGCCTTTGCGGCTTCAACTGCTGGATGAATACGATTAACTACTAGAGGTGCCTGACCCCTTTCGAGTAAAATACGTTGTTGCTCTGAAGACCATTGTCTTCCTAGTCTAAATTCTGCGTCCTCTTGTGCTTGACTAGCCCATACTTCCCTTTTACTTGAATAAGTCTTAAAAAGGTCGTGAGTTTCGTTTACAAGTTCTTCGCTAGATTTCTTTGAATCTTTATCGCTGTAAGCCATCCCGTATGAACTTACAAATTATAATGTCATCCAGTCAAGTACTTTACTTCTACTTTTTCTATCTTCTGGATTAATGTATTCTTTCTGCCTTGAAGGCTTTGCTTTATCAAGTGCATAGTATATAGCATCTAGTATATCATCGTGCTTACCTCTTGGGTAAGATAGAAACTCTTGCTGTGCGTGTAAATCTTCTGGTCTAAAATAAAATTCACCTTTAGCGAGTGGGGCAACCAAGGACAACAATCTTTCGGATTTTCTTTGTCTTGGTTTTATGCCTTTTTCCAGTCCCGGTATATATAGGTTCTGTTCAAGCATCATCTTTCTTACGTTAGTCCTCAGTGCCTCTTGGTAGCCCACAGTCTCAATAGTCATTCTTTTTGGGTGATATTTTTTAAATACTTTAATAATTTCTTCAGGTTGGTATGCAGGGTCGATTTTGTCTCTGAGTATATCCAATATATAAATATTACCATCAGCGTCAAGTGCAACAGTAGCAATAACAAAAAAGTCAGAACGCTTAGATAAACTACTAGCAGGGTCGATGCCACAATAGACGTTAACCGGTTTCTTAATATCCTTGCCACCCGACTTGCCGATAAGGATGCTTTCTCCGTTATTGTGGGAAAAAACGAAATGATGTAATTTAATGTATTGCGGTTTGAAGGGTGCATTGTCTGGACTCTGTGCCTCATTCATATACTCTTGGTAAAACCCGTTTAGGTTACCAACTGATTCAAATTCTTGTTTTATTGATTGTATTCGTTCTTCGGGAAATCTTTCTTCCCATATACTATGTCCATCGTCATCATATATAGAATACCAAAGAACTTTCCAAACAGGTGATTCTTTAGCCCAATATAAAAAACAATCTTCAGATATAACAGTGCCAATCATAACTATTCTACCATCATCTGATAGAGAAGGTATAACAGCTTCAGTTATCCATTTTCTATTTTTTGCTCTAGCTTCAGCAGTAGCGGCGTTAAGCTCAGACTCATAGTCATCAACAATGATGAGATTAGGACGAGTGTCTCCCTCGATAAACCCCCGTACACGCTGTCCAGTTCCCACAGCAATAATCCGTGCACCATTTGCAAGAAGTATATCATTGTTCGTCCAACGTTTTGCAGTTTCGGGTCCATAGTCTCCAAACATCTCCTTAAAGTTCTGTGAGTTAATTAAATGATATTTTATCCTTGATAGAAAGTTTATACTCTGAGATTGCGACTCTGATATTATAACAATAAAAAGGTCACTGGCAGAGGGCTTAAAAGCGATTCTATGAAGGGGTAGAATTAAGGAGGTCACTGTACTTTTCGCCGTTCCCCGAGGAGCGGCAATTAGTACACGCTTCTTCGCCTCATCTGCCAGATTTTTGTATATCTCGTGGTGAAATGGTGGCACTGCTTTTTGAATAGCAGTAGGAAACATTGTTCTACCAAATAACCCAACATTGTTTCTAAGTTTCTTTAGAGCTTGTTGCTGTGCATATTTGGCTTCGTAATCGTCTACTTGGACAGTTTCCCTGATATCCATTGTCCGTACTTACCATATTTTTGCCAATAACCATTTGACCATAGTCTACTATTTACTAATACTAATACTCCTGCGATAAATAATAATAATTCAATCATTTGTGACCTTCCTCTCTATTCTGTTTAATCTAAATATAGCACTAATCCATAATAACAAGTTAAGAAATATATATAATTCCCAACCCGGAAAGTGCTCTAACTCTACTAACGTGTGATAATAATTACTTATCATCTCCATTCTTTACCTCCTTAATAGGCATTTTAGTTGTTCTAGATGCAATTAACTTATCTTCTTCTGCATTGATATTATCAATCAGTTTCCTAGTTTGTGTTGCCTCTAGCTTATCAGTAACTGTTACTGTTTCTTTATCCTTCATTCCGTGTATTTCCATACCATCGTTTACAAATCCACGAATACCACTGACATCTTCCTTCTTTAATGCAATATCTACTCCCTTCTTCATTAAGTCAATAAAGTAGTCTGCATCTAACATATTGTCAGTTAATAGTTTTTGAGCTTCATCTCTCTTCATTTTTTTAAAAACCTCCGTTCTCATATGACGTTTTAACTTACGTCTTTTACTTGCATTTACAGGACCGAACACTTGGTCAATA